TGACTTCGATAGCATCGTAGTCGCTCGTATCAAGTAATCTTTTGATTGTGTCATCATCGACTCCAGCAATGGTTGCCTGGGTTTCAAATAAAACTTTTTGATTTATTGTTTGATCGCCTTTGTATCCACCGAGAAATGTGAGTTTATTCTTGCTGTCCGCGAGATTACTTTGCGCTTCAGCGAGACTCGATTCTACGAGGATGTCATAGTCATTTTGGAATGGCTTCAAGTCACGAGAGCTGACCATTTCAATTTCAAGCCCCATAGGACCGAGAATCTGAACGGCAGTTTTCTTTTTCAAATCCTGCATGACTCCCTCTTTGTGGAGGACAGCAAAGCGGTAGTAGCCTTCTGCGTAGCTTTTATTCAAAAGTCCGAAGCGATCTCCGGCCTGCATGAGATTGCCTTCGTAAATTCCAAGCGTGTCTTCATCACTTGTGCCTTTCACATCTGATGTGACTCCGCTTTCCGCTTCAGCGATCTGCTCGAGCTTGTCGTAGACCATGAATGGACCCTGAATTGGAGGAGTCTGTCTGGTCTGAAGCACTCGATTCACATCCACGTTTCCTTCGATCTCGATGTAGCCGTCCTTTCGGTAGCGGACCTGTGCAAGATTGCGGACATAATCCACATTGACTGCTGTTTGAGGCCGATTGATTTGTTCAGAGTTATCAAGCGATTGGTTGATACTCTTTTCTTGTGCCATGAAGATACCTCGAGCGAAGTCACAATATGACGGGGTCCAGAATTCTCGAGGATCAGGGAATGCTGCCCATGTCCAAATCGGATACTTTCCGCTTTTACGGATATCTACCCACTTCTCGCAGCGAATGCAGTCACCTGAAGGTGTGAGGACGAGATAGTATCTCTCATCGTTCTCATCTGTGGTGATCCAAGTATAAAAAATAAATTGATTCTCATTTTTGAAACGCTCACGCGGCATTCCATTTGCCTTTCGATTATCCTTGTCAGTATCCTGTGCAGTTTTTACTTTCGTATTCGTCCCTCCATCGAGTAAATCTTCAACGACTTTTTTGTAATAAATGCCGTCTTTGATTCCTTTTGTGAGTTGAGCCCGAGTGAGCTTGGTATTCCACCATCCGAGATATGCAGCTTTCTCTATGCCGCTTCCATTTTCTTCTTCAGTACACAAACCTCCCACATCCGGATCAATAAGGAAGTCTTTTGGATCGATTAGGTTGAGCAAACTTTTATACTGACTCTTATCGTTTCTTGTAAGGTAAAGATAAACTGCACGACCATAAATTGCAGCATCCCGCTTACCCATTAGGTCCTTGAAATTCCATCTGCCGATCTTGGAATCTTTATCCTTGATCGCATTCATCAGTTTCGACTTCTTCAGGTCCGCAGATTCGCCTTTGACGTATTTAAATGTGAGAGGGCTATCAATCTTTGAGAGAATCGTATGAACGAATCCATGCATTTTATAAAGCGGGACCTGCGCTCGAGTGTCACCTGCTTGCTGGAAGGTGCTACCGCCATATGGAGAAATGACCGCCGGACTGGTGCGATCAGGATTCATCATGTCTTCGTTTTTATTCCACGAAGCCATTCGAGCTTTCTTGTAGCGGTAGGAGTAGTCGATTTCGCTTAGAGCCTGCTTTGCAAGTTCATCTCGCTTTTTGTAGTGGGCTAATGCCATGATTCTTTGAGTATGAGATTAAAATTCGTACTTTCTGTAGGAATTACTTTTATTTAGATCCCAATATCAGGGTATTGAGGACCTTCATCGACAAATTCATCCTCATATGCAGGCTTTACCTTGCCGTAAGGTGTATCTATAAGCCTTTCTGGTGTTAGATCTCGAGGGCGTTCAATACCTGCAGGACGTGAGATATCGCTTTGGTATGCAGCAGCATCGCTGGTATCGTCATGGGGTGAGTCAGGAAAACGAATTAATTCATTTTCAAGGTCTTTACACTCCCCTTCGAGATGGAAAACGCTTCTAGTTTCGTATCGATAAAGCAGTCCGGTCCTGATTCGATCTTCCTTTGATCGACCTGCATGCTTTAGCCACATGAGCGGCAGGAAGAGCTGGCGCATGCGCTGCTCATGTCGCAGCATTGGCTCTAGCCCACGAGTGAATGCGGTATCTTCCCATCCGAATTTCAATGGAGGAGTACCAGCTTGCACAAGGTAGTTATAAATGCCGAACATCTTTTCGATGATCGCTGTTGGACCAAGTTTTTCTCGCCAGGATTTAAGATGCCACTTGCCTTCTTTATCTACCCAGTTGATGCAAATGCCGACATAGTCTCCATCTTTGCTCACCTCTCCTTCTTTTCTGCTTGGCGTATCCAGTGTCACGTATGCGGCGAGTTTCTTTTGCATCAATGCCTCCCACGTTATTTGTTGGAACCATTCGCGCTTGAATATCGCTTTTGTTTCGTCTATGGGTTGGCACAACATTTCAGCTTGGAAGTCTGCGTCACCATCTTCAGGAGTCCACATTGATCTCTTTTTACTTTCAATACTTACCTTTCCAGTGATTTCGGCTTCTTCATCTGTCAGGACCCAACGTTGAGGCCAGGTAGGTGTATGCATATCATCTAGCGTGCCTTGGCAGATAGGAACAATTCTCACTCGGAGTTCGTGATCTTGCTTTGCACGCTCGATAATACTTTGGACATTTCCGTATTCGCTCAGAATATTTCCAAGATAAATAACTCTGCGGCGTTTTGAGTCGAGACCACGTTTGAATTCTTGGATGTGGACCCTGATTTGATTAGTTGCAGCTTCGCTTCGCAAGGTCTTTTTTGTTTCAAAGTCATCAAGTAAAACAAATCCAGGTCGCATTGCACCATGAATACGTCCTCGTACACTTTCTTGTGTACTGTGAGCCTCAACACGAATTCCCTCTTTGAGAATATTTCCGGCAGGATCACGCACTGGATTGGTCACGAAGTCTTTAATTCTTTTTTGAGTTACCTCGTCTTTCGTTCTGGTCGTATTATATTTTTGGCCAAAGTCTTCTATAAAACGTCTGTTCATTTGAAGTTCCCACACCACATCGAAAAGGATACGCTCGGAGTTTGTGCTATCGAACGCGTCAGCATTGATGTAAGGTTCGATATCAAACGCAATCATGTAAAGAATAAGAGCCTTGGCGAAGCTAGTCTTTGCGCTTTCTCCGAACATAAACCACGCCAGCTCTCTGATCTTAAAGTTCAAGAGATCATGAACATCACCCATCATCTCGTAATGAAAATCAGCAAACTCACTTCGAACATAGTTCGAGAGGTAGTAGGCCACAAAATATCCAAAGTGCTTACGCGTTGCTTTCGTACGCACTTCCTTGTTGGCTGACTTGAGAAAGCGTAGACCGTCTGCTGTTATCCGGTCCATTCTTTTTGTCGGGCGCTGATTGTCCATTTTGATTTTTGTTGTTTTTTATAATCTCGACCTCTGGCCAGTCCTTTGGTTCGAACAAGTCCTCGATTCTCTGTTCCTCGGCCGCACTCATCACGAAGGTCACGAAGTTATTTACATTGTTTTGAGTGACACCATTTTGCTGTGGTTTGCCATCAAGGTAATTCCATATGAGTTCGATCATTTTCCGGTCCCCTGCAAGAGCCATTTTTATGACCTTCTCGGCCAGAGCTTCTTCAACCGGCACAGGGTTGCCTTGAGCATCTTTTGCGCCCAATCTTGCTAGACCATCTCTCACTCTCGTGGTGAAGTTTTTAAGCCCTATTGGACGACCTGGACCACCAAGGTTCCCAGGCATGAATTGACCTGTCTCAGGGTCCTTTTCTGGCTTCACAGCCGTTTTTTCGCCGTTTTTTAACGGCGCAGGCAGTAAAAGCAAAGGTTGATCATTTTTCTGATTCTGGGGTGTCATAATGGGTCTTTTTCCATACCTCCGACTGGTCGTTTTTGAGGACCTGTTCGATGCCGGTATAGTCAACCCAGCGCTGGACAATAACGTCCACAAACTTCGGATCTAGCTCTATACCGGCACACACTCGGCCGGTCTTTTGGCAGGCAACCAGTGTGCTGCCGCTTCCAAGGAAAGGATCGACAATTAAGTCTTCAGCTTTTGAGCTATTGAAGAGCGCGTAGGTTATGAGTTCCACCGGCTTTTGAGTTGGATGTTTGTATTCATTCACTCTGTCGCGCTTCATCGTCCAGATCGTGTGTTTGCCTTCAGAGTCGAGCTTCTTTTGCAGCTTGGCCCAGTTAAGAAGTTTCTGATCGCTCTCATGAAAGTCGAGAATGGTGCTGTGAGTACGATCACCATAAAAGACTGTTTCCACTCCTTCCTTTGAAGCGTAGAAGAATGGCTCATGCTTCCAGCGATAGTCGCCCCAGCCCATTGAGGCAGTTGGCTTATTCCAGATCAGTTGGTTTCGGATTGCCATCCCATGCTTTTTGAGCGCAGCTTCAAACTGAGCCTGCGTTGATGTTGAATGGAAGACATACCAGCCAGCACCAGACTTTGCAGCTTCGGCAATGCATTTGAACGCATGGTCGAGAAACTCATCGAATGCGCCAGCTTCCATGTTGTCGTTCATAATTCCCTCGCTCGTTTTCTTTCCTCGACCAGAATAATTCACGTTGTAAGGCGGATCAGTGAAGACACAGTCTGCCTTTCGGCCGAGCATTATCTTTTCCCAGGAAGATTGATCTGTTGAATCTCCACAAACGATCACGTGAGGACCGATTTTGTACACATCACCAAGTTTTGTTTTTGGTTCCACCGGAGTCTCAGGAATAACGTCATCATTTTCGTCATTCTCCACGATAAGATCCCGATCAAAGCCAGTGAGTGTGATATCGAAGCCAGATACTTCGAGATCTTTCAATTCGCCAATAACGAGATCCATGTTCTGGCCAGTAAGAGCGTTGAGTTGATTGTCAGCAATTCGATACGCTTTCACCTCATCGTCAGTCAAATCATCGACCATCACATACGGAATAACTGGCTCGCCTTTCTTAGTGAAGGCTTTCTGTTCCATGAGCGTGTAGCCCAGCAGCTCAGTCATTGCAATAAAGCGGCCATGCCCTACGACAATGACTTTGTCTTTATCAAGAATGATTGGCTGTTTGCATCCAAATGCCTTTATAGAGTTTGCGATCTTATCGAGTTGAAAGCCTGGGTGTTCCTTTGCGTTCTTCTCGTATTTTTTTACTTCAGTAATTTGCATATTAGTTTTTTTCCATCCAACTCACCATGCTTGATTCATTGCAGGAACCGACCTTGCCGTCATCATCTATGTAGACATATGTGGGCTTCCCTTTTTCTGTTGGTAAAATACTAATCACGAGACGTTCAAGACCTTTCCTATTTCGGCAGATTGTTCCGAAGGTGTATGTCATCTTTTGATCAGGATTTTTCTTTTCCCAGTGATGACGAAGAGCTGCAAAAAATTCGCCTTGGACCGTTTCAAGGAATGAGATGATTGCACCTCGACTTTCGGTTTTGAATATGGGGAGTAAACTGTGCGCCCCAATGATCCAAGCACCTACAAAGTCTGGGCGTGCAGCAAGAAAGCGTGCCGATAGACTTATAGGATTTGGTTGATGTTCTATTTCTTTTTCAGGTTTCTTTTTTGGCATCGTAGTAAATTATTTTTAATGATTATGAGTAGAATCTGATTCCAAGATTTCGTTGCAGATACTGCAGCGTTTGATCCAGAGATGATGTTCGCAGGCTTGTCTTTTTCTTTCCTGACCGACCATCTGAATGTATTCGTAAGTTCCTTTTGCCTTGCTGAGATATCTTTCTTTTCGCCTCTCACGATATATTTCAGCAACCTCCTCTGGCATGAACTTAGGCATGAGAGCCTTGCGAATCCATCCGTTATTGCCGGCATGGAAACGGATTGCTCGACAGTCAACTTTGAAGACTCGAGCGATCCAGAGAATCTTCCATCCCTGTTCTTCGTAACGCTTACGAGCTTCTGCAATCTGCTCGGCGTTCAGTTTGTGGCGTGGATTATTCGCGTTGAACATGGGCAGTCATGGGAGGTCATGCGTTGTCGAGGGTGATCTCCACTTCGACCCGCCCTTTTCCATCGGGCGCATAGTGAGACTCGAAACTGCCATCGAGAAACTTATCGTTTTGGAATAATGCGTCAGCCAGACCTTTAAACACGTTATCGGGATCTGCGTGTACGCCATTGACCCAGAAGATAACAATCGACATCTTTGCTCTTGCCGATATTTTTGTGGTGAGAGGCTGTGCGCTTTCGAATTTGAATTCGGGATACTCTCGGTAGAAAATGCTGCGAACATATTCTTTCCAGGCGTGATACTTCTTCGCCTTTGGAAGCCAGAGCGCTCTACCAACCACCCGAACATATGGGACCGGATTACCTTCAATGTCGTCCGGATTCCCTTTAATTGTGAATTTGATTGTTTTTTTCATAGTTAGTTTTGGAATCTGTTAATGGTCATCTTTTTAGTCAGAGCGTGGAGTTCTGTGGATAAGTTATTCACAGGGTCCCTAATACTAGGTTTCTCTTTTTTCACTAGATTCTGTGTGTTAACTTGCTTAACCACTTTTGGTAAAGAGGATTTACCACTTCTGGTTAACCCTCTTAACTGGTTAATTTCGTTTACTACTTTATCCACATCCATATGCAGGTTTAATTTGTAGCGATTTCCTCTGGACCTTTGCTGCACGAAAATGACCCCGACTTTGATCAGGTTTTGGAGAGCTGTATTTACCGCCGGCCGAGACAAGCCAGTACCAAAATCTAGGCGGCGACCCTGACTCGTTTTTATGCCACTCTCGAATTGAGTAAAGCTGATGTTGTCTTCGTCTTTATGAAAACCGAACGTGCGCCGACATATGTAAAGTAGGCATCGAGCTTCTGCCTCCGATATGCGAGGAAGAACAAGATCCAAAATTACATTTGGAATCTGCGAGCTATTTGGTATTAAGTTGTGTTTTTGTTCATCCATAGTTTTGGAAGAGAGAGAAGCATCGATTGCTCGATGTTTCTTCTCTGTTTGGTTAGGCGGGGGCTTAGCCCCCGATCTCAGCCCTCATGCCACTGCGATCAGGGCTGAGTCAGTGGCCAAGCTACTTAGTTGTTACTTGCCACTTTTGGCTGCGGCCTTTGCAGGCTTCTTTGGTTTTTCGACCTTTGAGTCTCTGAGATCCTTTTCGAACTTCTGCGTTGGTGTTAGTTCTGGCACTTCCTCGCCTTTTGCTTCAGCGATTTTTTTCTGCACAAATTCCTGAATTCGTGCATATCCGTCCTCGAGTACATCTGGTCGCATTGCTTCAATTGCGGACCAGCTGCGTGTCTGGAAGGCATACTCAAGCGCATCAATCTTGTTTTTCTTTTCCTGTGCGCCGGTGCTTGGCCAGACTGATACGAGGTAGCCCTCGATTTCTTCTAGCCAACGCTTTCTTTCAAGGACCCATTTGCGCTTATCTTCTTCAGTGCGGATCAGCTCTCCGGCATCGCGCTCGGTAGGGCTAAATCGGGCAGCTGCAGGGTCTTTGATGACCGCTTCGATTGCCGGTGCGAAGTCCTCGTAGGTTGGGTTTTTGAAGACCTTCCCATCAAGGAGATTGCCTCTACCTTTGAGGACAGTCGCCTGTCGCCATACCTCACGATTCTTGCGAGTGATGAGTTCATGGCGTTCCATGAGGACCAAGACATCGAATTCATATGCGGCGTTTTTCTCGGCCTGCATCTTCACTCCGGTCTTGGTAAATTCTTTGCGACCATCTTCATCTACTTCCTGTTCCATTCGGTCCGATACTCGGCCGGTTGCGATGATGTGCAGCGGCGACTGGACCAATGGAATCGAGAAGTTTCTGTTCCAGTCGGATTTGATTGCCATCCAATCCTGTATCTGGAAGTTTTGGCGGTTCAGCTTTCGCTTGTACGCCTCTTGGAAGTCCATCCAGATATGGGTGATACTGTCGATCACTATCACGTCTGAGTATCCTTCCGAGCACAGCTTCATTGCTGTTACCAAGTCAGCGAGTGAGTGCGTTTCGCGCACCATTGCTTCGATCCCATGCTCTTTGAAAAGTGGGACCAAAAACTTTGCTGCCTTCTCGGTATCGATGAGGACAATGGGCTTTTTGCTGCCGATCTTCTTGTGAAGACCGATTGCTACTAATGCGGCACTCCAGCTCTTGCCTGTGCCTGGCTCTCCTTCAAAGGCTGCTTTGAAGTAGGGTTTTGTGTTTCCAATCGCAGTGAAGAAGTTTTCTTTTTCTTCAGTTGCAGTTGGGACCACACTTCGTTTTTCTAATATTTGGGTCATAGTTTTTTTGCTATTGACTCTCCGAAGGGGTCTTTGATACGATGTATCTGTTGATGAGAGATCGCCTTCGGGGGGTCTTTTATTTTGCTAATTTTTTCTTGGGAAATGCTTGTAATTGTTTGAGGGTTTCTTTGACCAGACCTTCATGTATGAGGTTTGCGGCCTCATCTACTTTTTTCTGGTCCGCCTCCGGATCTAGAGTTGTGAGCTTTCCCATAAGCTCACCCATCCACTCCGCAATGTTGTCTAAGGTTTCAGGGAGAATGCGCTCGTCTACAATGCTTGGCGCTCTATCCTTGAGAAGCCTCTTGATTTCTTGTTTGGTAGTCATGGGGCAAATCACTTAATTCACTGATTCGCTGCTTTCTGAGTTCTTCTCTTTCCTTGAGCCTTTTTTGTCGCTCTTTGCTGAGAAGGACATTCTTTTGGAAGCGAATCTCTTTTGGCTGGTAATCGATATCGACTAGATCGCCTATGCTTAATCGATATTTTTCTGTGAGCCATTTACCTTCGAGGATCACGGCTGGTATGCCATATCTCCGGTAGGTCACGACTCGTGTGGGTCTTGGTACTTTTTTCATTGCTAGCATCTGGTCCCGTCAGACCGATCCCTTTCGGGACAATGATTAGTTGGCTAATAATTTCGACCTTTTTGGTGAGTTGGGGGTATAACAAAAACACCCCCTTTCGGGGGGTGTTTTCCTTTCTAACTTTTGATTTTTAGCCTATTTGAGGAAGCTACCGGCCTTAATGACGTGCTGGACTAACGTGTGGGTGTACCCCATTTCATTGTCATACCACGCAAGCACTTTTACGAGATTTCCATCCGCAACACGTGTGAATGCCAAGTCA